AGTGAGATGTCCGTCTCAATCATGACAAGTTGGAGTTAAAATGAGCGAAATTATAGATGTTCCTTCCGAGGACAAGGCTTGGCTTGAAAAAGTCGGGCAGATAACAAAAACAGAAAAGCCAAAACCATTACTAAAGAAAGATGAGGAATAACCAATGGCTGTATTTCTAAATAACAAGGTCGGCGTAAAGGTTAATTCCGTTGACCTTTCTGACCATGTGACCGCCGTCACACTAAACCGTTCATTTGATGAGCTGGAAGTTTCCGCAATGGGTGATACAGGTCACAAATTCGTCAAAGGGCTCGAGGCTTCGTCTGTGACGATCAGCTTCCTCAATGACACCGCTTCAGCCAATGTTCTTGCAACACTTCAGGCTGCTTGGGGTACTTCAGTTACCTGTGTTTTTCTACAGGAAAAAGGAACTGCTGTTAGCGCAACAAACCCTCTTTACACAATGACATGTTTAGTAAATAACACAACCGACATTAACGGCGGTGTTGGCGATCTAGGTATGCAGGATGTAACATGGACTGTTAACGGCGCTGTTGCCGTTGCAACCACAGGTACATTCTAAGGAGAAAAAATGATTAAACTACGAGTGACTAAGGCTTCAGGGGATGTGTCAGATTACGACATAACCCCTGCACTTGAGTACGCATTTGAACAGAATTTTAAATCAGGATTTCATAAGAGATTTAGAGATGAAGAAAAGCAGTCGGATGTTTATTGGCTTTCTTGGGAAGCTGAAAGACGCGCTGGTATAACCGTTGCACCATTTGGAGACAAGTATTTAGAAACTCTATCTCGTGTAGAGATTATGGATTCTGACTCCCCAAATGGGTAACGCGGTATGACTTTACATATTTAGTAGCACAGTTAGCCTGTGAAACTGGCATACCGCACTCAGAGTATTTAAACATGGATAGATCATTGTTCTTAGCAACAATTGCCTATTTAAAAGACAGAGCAAAAAAGGTGGAAAATGCCAGTAGAGGTAAAAGGTCTCGTTGAAACTAAAGCAGCCTTAAAAGCATACGCACCTGATCTCTTAAAAGAGATGAATAAAGAAATTAGGATTGCATTAAAAGTTGTAGTTAAAGATGCGCAACAAATGGTTACTCCAAATGTAATTGGTCTGTACAATTGGCAAGACCAAGGCAGGGAAGTTAAGTCGCGCACAAAAGCAAAAACACCTTTAGCACCGAACTTACGAGCTTTTCCTAAGTACAATCCTTTAGTTATTCGCAAAGGTTTAACCTTTAGCCTTGCAGCTTCAAGACGCAATAGCGCAGGTTTTGTCGGAATTTATCGTTTGTTAAATCGGTCTGCTGCTGGAGCAATCATTGAAACTGCTGGTCGCAAAAACTTTAACGGCGCTTCAGATTCACAAAGTAATAATCCTCAAGCAGGGGCGCATTTTAATAGATCAATACAGGGAACTTATGGCGGATTTAAGTCTATTGGCAACCGTCGCGAGGATAAAGGGCGGTTGTTATATGCCGCATTTTACAAAGACCAAGGCAAGGTTATTGACGCAGTTTTCAAAGCAATTAATAAAGCCGACAGTACATTTAAGTCAAGATTGGGATTAGCAGCATGACAATTGATATTCCAATTGTAACCACCTACAAAGATAAAGGCGTAAAGGCAGCTCAAAGTGGTCTAGATAAATTAAGCGGAAGCGCAAAGAAACTTGGCTTGGCTTTAGGTTTAGCATTATCAATTAACAAAATTGTTGCATTTGGTAAAGCATCTGTTAAGGAATTTACTGATTCAGAAAAAGCAGTTGCATCATTACAGAATACCCTTAGAAATACGGGTAACCTTTTAGCATTTCCTGATACTGAAGCAGGTTTGAAAAACCTAGCAAAGTTAAGTGGTATTGCAGATGATTCTTTAATTCCTTTGTTTAATCAGTTATATTTATCAACTGGCAATGTTAATCAAGCAACAAAGGATTTAAATACTGCAATTGAAGTAAGTCGCGGAAGTACCAACGAATTAGCTACAGTTGTTGACGCATTGAGCAAAGGTTATGCAGGAAATACAAAAGGACTAGGTTCACTTAATGTTGGTTTAAATAAAGCATACTTAGCGTCTGCTGATATGGCTGCAATTACAAAAGAATTAAACAGTACATTTAGCGGTTCATCTGCTGCATTTTTAGAAACTTATGCTGGAAAAGTAGCGGTATTAAATAATCAATGGAGTGAGACTAAAGAAATAGTCGGTCAAGGCTTAGTTATGGCTTTTGAGACCGCAACAGGTAATCGCGGCGCTAAGGGTATGACGGACTCAATGGAAGAATTCGGTTATGTCGTAAGTGCGGTTGTAATTAGATTAGGTCAATTGACTAGCATGCTTGGCACGGATATACCTTTAATTAGTGACCTATTAAAAAGAACTACCGACGGCTGGAAGTTTTTACTTGGCGTTGATGAAACTCGTCGTGAAATCTACAATGAAATTCTAAGAACAAATACACGCCTTAATTATGAAGCAATGTTGGCTGCCGACGCTCAAGCCAAGCGCAATAAAGAATATTTAGCATTTTTAGCAAGACAAAAGAAACTTAGTGAGGCTTCGGCAATAGCAGCTAAGAAACGCGCTGAGGAAGAAAAGAAAATTGCTGCTGAAAGAAAAATATTAGATCAAGTTGGCGGTCTGTTTGACTTAGATCAAATTCAAATCTTTGCTGCATTACAGAACAAGATTACAGATCAAGAGAAGTTAAGACTGTCTTTACAATTGGCTTTGATTCAAGAAAATGCTTCAGAGGCTGCTAGGTTAGCAACTGACTTAGTCAAGTCTCAATTGCAGACTACTAACCTTGCTGAAGCTATTGCTAAGTTACCAAAAGCCCTTTACCCGTTTGATGGTTGGAGTACAGACATTGACAATCTAATTAAACAAATTTTGTTAATGATGAAACTGTTACAAACTATGCCAACAAAGCCATTAGGTATGCCAACTGTGGGAACAACTACTTATTATACAGATTTAGCAGCAACCTTAGTAAACACTACAGGTTATATCGGTATGACTGAATCACAAATTGCTAATGAAAGATTTAGAGAAAGCGCTGGTCGTTATGCAGGTAGTGCAACCGCGCCTGTCACAGTAATTAATGTTAATGGCGCTACTACGGATTTATTAAACCAGTTGCGTAATGATTTAATTAATTCTTCCGCTTCAGGTTCGTTTTCGTCAATTAACCCAAATAGATAATATGTCATTACCAGTATTAAATATTTCTTTAAATTTTTCGTCGGGCGCGACTTTCGGAAACGCATTTACTTTAGATGACCCTATCAATGGTGTATTAGGTACGGGTTTATTGTCCGACGCTTCAGCACCCTCATTAGTTTTAGATTTAACAGATGTAACTAGACAAATACAAGTTAGGCGCGGTAGGAATGTAGGGCGCGACACTTACGAGGCTGGAACTTGCACGGTTAGAATTTTTGACCAAAACGGTAGATTTAATCCTCAAAATACTAGTTCCGATATTTATGGTTATTTAACTCCATTAAGAAAACTGCGTATATCTGCAACTCATTTAGGAATTACTTATTATTTATTTAGCGGATATACAACAGATTATGTTTATACATACGATCAAGCAGAAAATGTTTCTTATGTTGACATTAATGCAAGCGACGCTTTTAGACTTTTTGCAATGGCAACTATTACCTCAGTTACTGGTCAAGCGGCTGGTCAAGATACTGGAACAAGAATTGCAAAGATTTTAGATACTGTAGATTTTCCAGTTTCAATGAGAACTTTAAATACTGGCAACACTCTAACTCAGGCTGACCCTGCAACAACTAGAACCCCATTGGCAGCAATTAAAAATGCCGAAATTTCAGAACAAGGCGCTTTTTTTGTAAGCCCTGAAGGTAACGCAATCTTTAAAAATAGATCAAATACAATCTCTTCAGCAGGTGTAACACCAATTGCCTTTAATCAAAGCGGCGGCATACCTTACAAAAACTTAATTTTTGCTTTTGATGACAAATTAATTGTGAACCAATCAACAGTAACTAAAATTTCAGGTACGCCTCAAACATATACAGATGCAACTTCGTTGGCTCAATACTTTCCCCATGTCGTAAACTTTAGTGATTTGATAGTTCAAACAGATGCTGAAGCCGCAAACATAGCTGCAATTTATGTTGCAACACGCAGCACGACAAGTATCCGCATTGATAACATGACTATTGATCTTTATGACCCATTAGTTCCCAATGACACTATCCTTGGTCTTGATTATTTTGACAATGTAGTAATAACTAATATTCAACCCGACGGGTCAACTATTACTAAGAACCTGCAAATACAGGGCGTAAGTTGGGATATTAGCCCGAACTCATTTACTGGAAACTTCGTTACACTTGAGCCTATAACAGATGGGTTCATAATCGGCAATAGCACTTATGGCGTTATTGGTGAAGATATTTTGTCCTATTAAGATATAATTAGACACTAAGGAGAAAACAATATGGCAGCAGGATTAGGTTTTAAGACATTTAATACAGGTGATGTATTGAGTGCAGCCGATACTAACGGTTATTTAATGCAGGGCGTTTTAGTGTTTGCTGACGCAACAGCAAGATCAGCAGCAATAACTTCACCTCAAGAGGGTCAAACTACATATTTAAAAGACACAGATGTAATTCAAGTTTATTCAGGTTCTGCATGGGTTACTAAATCAGGCGGCTCATCACCATTAACAACCAAGGGTGATCTTTACACTTATTCAACTACTGACGCTCGTTTAGGTGTTGGTACAAATGGACAAGTTTTAACGGCAGATAGCGCTCAAGCAACTGGATTAAAATGGGCTACCGCAGGTGGCGGTGGAAAAGTGTTGCAGGTAGTAAATGCAACAACAACTACCTCAACAACTATTGCAAGCACTTCTTATACTGACACAACAATAACAGCAACAATTACTCCAACATCAAATACAAGTAGAATCTTGATTCTAGTAACTGGATTAGTTCAAATGTATCGTGGAAGTGTTTCAGGAAATCAACAATCAATGAAGGTTCAAATTGTTAAAAATGGATCAACACTTAAAGATTTTGGATTTATTAATTGTTTTGTTGCGGCAGGTACTTTTGAGTTAAACAGCAGACAAACTTACTCACAAACTTATGTAGATAGCCCAGCATCAACAAGTGCACTTACATACAAAATACAAGCAGCCGCCGAAACAACTGCAAATAGTGGCGCACTTTATTGGCAATCCTCAGCTGGCAATGAATCTACAATTCAATTATTAGAAATAGGTGCATAATGAGTAATGATTTAGCAAAAGCAATTAACAAGTTAAAACCTAATTCAGAGTTTTCTTTTACAGATGATGATTACTCTACTATCAAATGGGATGTGCTAGATGGTGAAGCACCTACTCAAAAAGAAATAGATGCTGCTATTAAGCAACTTAAAGCAGATGAACTTGCCGAAGCACAAGCAAAAGCAACTCAACGCCTAGCACTATTAACTCGTCTTGGAATTACAGCCGAGGAAGCCACCCTACTACTTTCATAATGAAACCTTGGTTATCAAAAGCTGCAATTCAATTTCGTGAACAAGTAGATGATTCCTTCTCAAATCGTTCTAAGCGCATGGATGGATGGATTGGTGATCTGCGTCACTCAAAAAGAGTTAGTCAACACAATCCCAATGAACACGGAGAAGTTTGCGCGTTGGACATTGACGCTGGCTTATCTGAAGAACAGGGAATTGCAATCTATTTGGCAGATCAAATACGACTTGCAGCAAAACAGGGTGACAGACGCATTTTATATGTAATCTTTATGGGCAAGATTTGTAGTGCAAAATCCTTTTGGCGTTGGGTTGCTTACAAAGGATTGAACCCTCATAAAAAACATATACATATTAGCTTTAAACCAAATCAAGATAACAAATTTTTTAACATACCATTATTAGGGGGTAACTCATGAAACTATCAGCAAAGCATAAAGCAGCAATCAAGTCTTACGCAAGAGCCGTTGTTGCAAGTGGTATAACAGTAATTCTAGCAATTGCAGCAGACATGCGCCCTGAGTACGCAATTCTTTTAGGTTCTGTTCTTGCGCCAATAATTAAAGCAATTGACCCAACGGAAAAACAATACGGTATAGGCAGTAAAGAGTAATGACAGCCCTTGAGTGGGCTGGCTT